CCGACGATGCGGAACCGCTCGCCGTCGACGTCGATCTCGTCGTGGCGGTCGAGGTCGAAGCCGTGAGGCATATAGAGCCGGTACGACACCGTCACCCCGTCGCGGCCCACGGCAGAGACGTCGGCGGTGGACGGGGAACCGAGGAACGCCCCCGGGATCAGCTCCAGGTCCTCGGTCTCGACCGGGTCCCCGTACTCGTCGAGTTCCCCCTCGGTCACCCGGACCCGCTTCACGGTCACCACCCGGCGACGTCCATGCCCGGCGGGAGCGCCACCGATGCCGTCTCGATCGGCCCGCGGGTCGTGGTGATCGTCCCGAGGCCGCCCGTCGGCCTGCCGATCGCGGCGTCGATGATGAGCTTGTCGTTCTTGTCGAGGTAGATCCGCTGGGCGGCATCGGCACCGAGGGACCGCTGGTACTCGCCGACGGACTCCTGGGTGATCCCCTCGGGGTTCCGCTCACCGCGTTCGACCATCCCGGCGACCACGCCGGCGATCTCCTCGGGCACGTCGGTGAGGTTGCCGTCGTCGTCGAGCCAGGTGCGCCCGGCGTAGGCGCGGACGAGGGCCGAAGCCCGGCCCAGGCGCGCGAGCGCCTGGGCCGAGTCCTCGACAGCGCGGCCAAGGAGCGTCTCGAGGTCTCCGAGTGTCGCTAGTGCGGGTCGAGCCACGAGACGCTCCCCTCAGCCGATCAGGAGCCGGCGACGAGCTTCACGGCCCGGACGAACCGGTCGTTGGCCGAGTTGCTCGGGTCCACCGACGGTTCGAACTTGCCGTTGTCGTCGAAGGTGCCGTTGTCCTCGACGGTGTTCACGCCGACCCACGCGTCGTGGTAGCAGACGTTCTGCAGATCGCCGCTGCCGTTCTGGCCGAGGTGCTGCATCACCCGGAGGGCGAAGCCGTTCGATGCGATCGACTGGCCCCAGGCGACGCCCTGCGGGACCACCGGGGCGCGGGTCGCCAGGGCGAACGCGGTGCGGTGGTAGGCGAACCCGACGTCGGGGGCGATGCCGCTCGACTGCAGGACGGTGAACGAGGCGACCTCGCCGATGACGCCCCGGCGGAGCGTCTGGGTCGACCCGGACTTGTCGGCGCGGACGAGCAGGTCGTCTTTGAGGAGCTGGGCGCCGAACTCGGAGCCCACGACGAGGAACCGCTGGTCGACCGGCACGTTGGCGTCGTCGAGCGCCACGCGGGCGTCGACGAGGCTGTCGTACGGGTTCGTGTCGTCCCAGGTGACGTCGACCTCGTAGGCGGCGCCCTCCATCGCTGCGGCGATCTCCTCGTCGTAGGCACGGACGATGCCACCCACGGCGGGGGCGGTGACCTGGCGGGCCAGGTTCCCGACGTCGAGGGTGAGCTGCTCGTCGGTCAGGGCGACGTCGATCTGCAGGTCGGACTGCAGGGTGACGTCGACCTTGCGCTCGGCCAGCACCCGGCGGGCACGGTTGGCGTTGGCGCGCAGGGTGCGCTTGTTCGCCTTGGCGTACGCGGGGAGCCGGATCGAGATGGTGTCGTCCTTGGCGCCGGCGAAGTCACCGGCGGCGTCGCGCCAGACGGTGCCGGCGAGCATGGTGTCGCGCTCGAGGAGAGCGAGACCGATGTCGACCACGCGGGTGGCCTTGACGGGGGTGAAGCCCATGGGGGGTTCCTCCTGATGTTGAGGCCGTTGGGTGGCCTAGGTGGGTGAGATCGAGTCGAGGACCGACTTCACGTCGGGCACCTCCTCGATGGACGGGTCGCCTCCGCCTCGCAGGTGCGGGGTCGGCTTCCCTTCCGGCGGCGGTGCGCCGCCGGTGTCGCCCTCCTGGGGCTGGAAGGACGTCAGCAGCTCGTCCGCGTCGGCCTGCAGCTCCTCCAGGGAGTTGCCGACCAGGCGCTTGGCCTGCGCTGGGGTGAGGCCCTTCTCCTGAGCCACCTCGGCGACGAGGGCACGGCGTTCGGCCTCCTGGGCCTTGCGCTCGTACTCGGCGACCTTGGCGGTCAGCTTCTCCACGTCGGACTGGCCGGCCTGCTCGATCTCGTCGAGCCGGGCGGCCTTCTCCTCGGCGACTTTGAGGCGCTCCCGGAGGTTCTTGGCCTCCTGGTTGGCCTTGGCGATCTTCGCCTTGGCGCGCTCGGCGTCGAACTCCTCGGCCTCGGGCGCGTCGTCCTGTTCGATGTCGTCGGACATTGATGCCCTCCTGGGGCGTGTCGGGGTCGCCACCTGGGCGGCCGGGGTCAGCCAGCGCGCGAGGCGGCGAGCGCCTGCCGGAACGCGTTGAGCTTCTTGTTGCCGCTGGAGCCGACACCATCGGTCGACTCGCGGTAGATCCGGGCGAACTCGGCGGCCTGGGCCGTCTGGCCGGCGCCGTCGTCCCATGCCGGTTCGGGCTGGCACATGCAGTTGTCGTGCGCCTTGAACCAGTGGCCGCCGGAGAACGGGGGGAGCTGGTCGCGGGTGGCGAGCATGGCGCAGAAGGCGCAGCAGCCCGGGGAGGTGACCCGCCGGACCCGCTTCACGGCGGGGTCAGCGTTGACGGTGTCGGTGATGACCTCGCGGCCACCGTTGAGGGCCTGGCGGGAACCGGCGGCGGCCTGTGCGGCCTCAGCGGCCCGGAGGCTCGCCCCCTGCTTGATGGAGATGGGGCCGGTGACGAGAAGCGACGTGGTCACCTGAGCGCCCGGGAGCGGGCGGAGCTCGACGACAGGGAGGGGTTCGACCTCGGGCGCCTCAACCAGCCGGAGCCGGTCGTAGTAGGTCCGTGCGAGCTCCTGGGACTGGCGGCGCCGGCGTTCGATCGCCGGGACAGCCAGCCGGAGCCATCGTTCGGTAGTGGCGTCGAGGTCGAGCTGGTCGAGCGCCGGCCAGATACGGACGAGGTCCACGGTGGTGGCGGCGGCGATGCGGGCCTGTGCGGCTCGGTGGGCGTCGGTGAGTGCCCGGCCGGCGGCGGTGACGGCCACCGGATCAGATGGCGCCCACGTCGGGGGCCATGCCTCGGTCAAGTTCGGCGACGAGAGCGGAGATCGGGTCACCGGCGGCGACCATGTCCTTCGCGCGCTCGACGTCGGTCTGGGTCCAGCCGGGGATCTTCTCCCACAGCATCTCCACCGGGACGCCGAGCATCTGGGCGAGCTTGCCGAGAGCGTCGGCGGCCTGGCCGAGCGACCGGCCCTCGGTGTCCTTCCAGATCACCTGCGCCGACCAGTCCTGGGCGGCGTCGAAGTCGCCCATGATCCGGGCCATGAGCCGGATCGTCTGCTCGTGGGACTTCCCGAACGAGTGCTTGCGTTCGTCGGCCTTCCGGGCCAACGACGCACGGGCGGCGACGAGGGCCTCCGCCGACAGGTTGATGAGGTCGCCGAGCAGCTCGTAGCTGGGCGTCTGCGACACGGCGGAAAGCAGCGACAGGTCGAACTTCGTGGCGTCGATGAACCCGTTCGGCAGGGTCTCGGCCAGCGTCCCGAACTTCGTGTCCGGGCTATCCGAGACGAGGAGGTCCTCGATCTTGAGCGACATCGCCGTCCGGTTGGCGTCCTCGTCGTTGTCGGGCTTCGCCATGCCGGAGATCGTGCGGACCTTCCACGACGCGTACCGCTGCACCAGCAGCCGGTCGAACGTCGTCTGGTCGATCCGGCCGAACAGGGGGACGAACGGCTCGATCTCGCCGGGGTGGCGGCCCTCGAGGTCCATCTGGTTCGCGTACCGGACCGCCGGGCACACGCCGACCCCGTGGGTACTGCGCTCGACGTAGGCGAGCTTCGACCCGTCGCTCTTGACCGTGTAGCGCCACTCGTTGCCGTCGTCGTACAGGTACAGGGTCCAGCCTGGGTCGCCGTCCACGCGGGCCGGTTCGACCCGGAGGAGTAGGTGCGGCCAGTCGTCGACGGCCGGGTCGGCCCAGAACGTCATCGACTGGCGAGGCGACAGCGGCCGGATCACGGCGTAGTCCTCGCCGAGCGTCGTCTTGCCGGGCAGCACCAGGTTCGTGGCCTCCCCGTAGGCGAGCGCGGCCCTGTGGAGCGGCACCTGACGGGCGTCCATGCCGTTCATCTGCCAGGCCCGCCACGGCGCCTTGTCCTCGGGGTCCTCGGCACGGCGGTAGCCCTCGACGTACAACTCCTGAGCGACGGCGGTGACGATCAGGTGGCCGAGCGGTGTCTGGGCACGCTTGGCGAGCTCCTTGTGCTCCCGGGTGGCCTGACGGGCCGACACCGGTTCGTCGTGGTCCCAGCGGTACCAGCGGTCGATGGCGTTCAGGCGCTCGCGCTCGGCGACGAACGCCGGCCACAGGGTGTCGGAGATGAGCTTGTCGGGTCCGGCCATGCTCACCTCCTCGGGTGGGTCACCAGGCGCCCCAGACGGTGCCGGAGCGATTCTTTTCGGGCTTGTTCAGCACGGCCCGGCGCAGCATCCGGGCGCCGACGGCGCACACGGCGAGGTCGATCTTCTTCGACGACTCCCGGTGCTCTTTCCCGAGCCCGATGCCGTACTTCGACGGGCGGCGCCGGGCCTGCTTGAGGTGCTGCACCAGTGCCGGGTGGCTGTCGTGGGTCACCTTCGGTGGCGTCGACTCCATGTCGTCGACGAACTGCATGGCGGCGAGCGTGTGCTCCTTGGTCCTCGCCGGGGACGCCATGTCCCACATGATCGAGTGGGTCCGGTCACCGGAGCGGAGCGACCAGTGCCGGAGCTTGTCGTGGTAGTCGCGGTGCCACCCGTCGATGACCGAATCCCAGTACCCGGTCACGTCGTCGTCCTTGGCGTGCGACGGGTCGGCGTAGAACGCGATGACCTGCCCGGTGTCGAGCAGGGAGCGGACCCGCTGGTCGACCTCGGAGCGAGGGGCGACCCAGCCGACCCCGTTGGCGCCGGCCGGGCGCTGCCAGACGCCGAGGGTGAGCAGGTGCCCGTCGTCGACCCGGCAGCCGACGAGGCCGGTGGAGTCGTCGGACTTCGACCCGTCGAAGAACATCACGATCTCGCCGGTGAAGTCCTTGTCGTCCCGGCCGGCCAGGTCGACCTTGGCGGGGTCGAGCCAGGCGTCCTCGGCGGCGACGATCTGGTTGTACCAGAACCGGCGGGACCGGCTCGGCGGGTTGCGGGGGTCGAGGATCGACCGGACGATCCGGTCAGGGTCCAGCCACACCGAGTCGCCCCGGATCGACTGCACGACCCCGGACACGATGCCGGCAACCCGGGCCTCGTACTCGCCGGCTGATTCGCCGTCGAGCTTCGGGATCGCGATCGGCGCCTCGGGGGAGGCTTCGAGCGAGTCGTACAGGATCGACGACTTCACCCCGGCGGCGAGGTTCGTCGTGTAGGCGTCCCGGTCACGTTCGGCGACCGAGTCCATGCCGGGCTCATACGCGTTGGTGATCGCACCGGTCCTGGCGGCGCCGTCGGCGGACTTCGCCGAGTTGCGTTCGATCACGGCGGCCATGTCGTGGCCGCCGTTCGACGAGTCCCAGTGATGGGTCTCGTTCTTCAAGACGAATGAGGCTCGGGCGCCTTCCAGGGTGGTCGGCGACGAGGTGACCGCCTGGGCCATCCGTTCGCCGTCCTTGGCGTGGATCAGCTCCTTGCCGACCTGCACCCCGTAGAACGCTCGGGCCTCCGGGGTGATGAGCCCCGGCATGAGGCGCATCGTGTTCTTCGTCTGGTCGAGCGACGTGGCCGCGGTCTGCACCCAGGCGTTCGGGTTGTCGGCTGCGACAGGCCGGCTGCCGGCCCATCCGGCGAACCGGCACGGACCGAGGAGCTCCAGGTAGATCAGGCATCCGCCCAACGGGTCCTTGCCCCAGCCCT